GAGGAAATGTCTTACCTGTTGCAGACTCACCAGCAAGTGCTGTAATTTTGTTTGCTGGTAAACCACCATGTACCGAACCCGATAAGAGTGCGTTAAAAATATATGAACCAGTGTCGATAAAAGTATCTACATCACCAGCTTCAACACCTTCAGCTACAAGTTGTGCATACTCATTACCAGTTGTTTTAATTACATCTTTTAAAAAATCATTCATAACTATTCTCCAATAAATGGATTGCCGAACTCATCAACCAACCCTGTTTCTTCAACTTGTCCGTGACTATTTAGGCCAATATTTTGTGGAAGAAATCCACCAAACTTAAATACGGAAATTACTTTTTCATTTACTTCTTGAGTATCTAAAGTCATAGCATATTGACAAATCTCTTTAACTTTAGAATTCATTTTTGAAAATTCTTTTAACCATGCCTTTCTGTCGGCCTGAAGCTGAGATGGTTTAGGACTTTCAATATAACCATAGATAGTTACAGAAGTATATCTGTCAACACTTTTTTTTCTAGAGAGTTCTAATCCATCCCAAAACGCACCCTTGCTGAATCCTGTAGGTCTTGCATATGCGATACCATCAACATTGCGATTTTTTACACCTTGATGTTGGTATCCATTTTCTTTTAACCAAGCGGCTGCAGTTCTAGCAATGAAAGGTCGCATGGATTGGAATGGGGAGTGTTCTTTTCTAAAACTATTAAAAATATTTTCCTGTTGTTCTTCTGTCATATCTCCAGCAGCAACAGAAATAAAACTTTTAATATCGGCATCATCTGAAATATCTATAGACCCTTCTGCAATTCCATCTGATAAGCCTTTAAGAATATCATCTCTAGTATTACCAGTTCTTGGGTTTAGAATGTGATTGTCAATATAGATAAACTCCCTGCGAGCTCGAGGCGAGTCAAATTCTACTACATCTACAATGGTAGTTTCCCAGTTCAATTCTTCTTGAGCGGCATCTCTATTATACCCACCCAAAATATCTTTCTTCCTAGAATCTTTTTTATTATCCTCAACAACCTGTACTGGCTGGTCATAAAGAAATCCGTTAACTTCGTAAGACTGTCTAATCTTAGCAACATTTTCTGGGCGAGTCAACAATAGTCTAGCCTGTTTATTTCGAGTCAGATTTTCTCTATTAGTTACAATTCTTTTTTTAAAATTTACCCCATCTGGATATGATGGAGGATTTTCTCTGAGCGAACGCTCAATATCAAAGTGCTGTTTCATTTTTTTCTCCTATCCTACTGGACTGTTTAAGATTTAAATTTCCAAACCCTACCACTCATTTTTCCCCCACTCCAATTGATATAACCTACTGGTTGCATACCAATCTTTTTATAGAATGCGTTTGCAGCAAGGTTTGATTCTCTGACAGTCAGGTACACATCTTGTCCTGTCCAATCAAAAAATTCTTTCATGACCTTTGACGCATTGCCATTACCCTTTACGGAGTTAACGATTTGGTGAATCGTGTATGAATCACGCTCGACCTTTACATCTGTGTCACGACCTATGGGCCTAGTTGCGTTATTTTGATGGAATGTTATCACCACACCATCTTGTAAAACGCACTGACCTAATTCTATTCTTTTCCTTATTTTTGTGTTCCACACATGTGGAAACCATTCTTTGTTATTTTGAAATATATTCCAGACTTCATCAAAGTCTGCCGGTGTTGCAATGTTCAAAAAAATGCCTCCAACGTATTCACTCTGATGTCTTTGAACAAATCAACAGAAGTATCTTTACCAAAACACCAGATATTTTCCATATAAAGTTTATTCATAAACTCATCCATTTTATTCTTATCGAATTTTCCATCTTTGTCTTTAAACACAGCTGCACCTTGTGGCCTCTGCATAATTCTCATACCAATCTGTCCTAAGAAATTGGGAAGAAGCATATCCACCAGTTCATCACCAGAGTAATATCTTTTACCATGAACTTTGGGGTCTAGAATGTTAATCAACAGAACACCTTTATCACTTAGAGAATTAAAACTGTTTTGTGCAACAGGTAAGTAGAAATCATCTCTCCACGATTCGTAATCATTGAATTTTGCCCAAGACTGTAATTCTTCCTTTTCACCACCTTCATTATATCTTTCAGTCGAAAAATATGGGGGAGATGTAAATGCACAATCTACATTACTAATCTCATCCCAAGGCAAGTCCTCTGCGCCACAGTTATATATCTGCACAGTCTTTTTACCTCTAGACTTATCATAGATTTTGTCATAGAACTCAATCATTTTATGATAACGCTTAAATGTATTTGGGTTAGGGTCACAACCAATATAATGTGTTGCATTAGAGGCATAAAAACCAGTAAGTCTATCACCCCAACCCATAGAAGTATCCAATACAGTTTTCGCTGTAGTCATATCATAAATTGTTTTCGCAACAATAGGTTTGAACTGTGTTGCAATATAAGTTCCAAGACGAAATGCCATTGTATAGGTTTGAGGTGTAAGTTCTTTTGCATCATTCACCCCTCTCCAAATAGGGCCGAACGCACCCCAAATATTATCACCTTCTTCCCAACGAGTAACTGGTGCTTTGAATCCATAAGAACCACAACGCATACGCAAATCGTTCATAAATGAATCTGCACAATAATTGAAGTTAGCTGGGCCCTCGATAAATCCTAGTCCAAAATCTTTGTATGGATATTTGTAGTCATCATACTTTTCAATTACTTCTTTTGTTGGAATATTAATGTAATCGGTGAAAGGCGCCTTTTCCAACTTACGAAAATTTTCAATAACCTTTTGATCATAGAATTTCTTTAGTGGATATGGTGGCTTTTCTTTTGTAATATACTCTGCAAGAGTGGAACGAAACAATTCTTTACCATACTTTTCTGTTGTAGAGATGAACAAAGACTTGTTCATTACTGGAAGTCCAGTATTGTCTGCACACTCTCTTAATAGTTCATATAGTTCTAGATTTATTTCTGTCTTATTACTCATGCAAAAAAATCCTCAAGTGTAGTCTGTGTGCCATAACTATCATCAATCTTTATTGAACTTACATCAGTGATAATCCGTAATGGTTCTATGAAAGACTTCTCAAATTGTAACTCATAGTCGCAGGTTTTGTCAAGACCTAATCCTGTTGGTAGTTTTGTCAAAAATGATATTGATGTTGATGAATAGATGTTTGGACTTTTCATGTGTAGAAATTTAATCTTATCACCTTCTTGTATGAGAGGATACTTACTAATTAGATTGTTCTCTCTAAGAATGTGATTATAGAGTATTGCACCTTTTACATGAATGGGAGCTCCCTTCTTAAATAAAACTGTTCCATCAAACCATTTTTTAAGACCATTAACTGAACGAGGATAAGCAATATCCTCTGGAGGTAGGCTCATGAACTCTGATCTGAAATCCTGTATGAACGTGTTCAATTCTTTCTCATCACCTGTCATGATAATCTTGAGTGCTTGTTTAATCTTCTCACGACATGGTGCTGGTGTTGATGACTTAACTGCTTCGATACCCATGATTTTAAGTTTGGGTTCATCATAACGAACACCTTCAATATCCCAAGCATTGAGAATATATCTTTTCTTTGCAGTCCAAATACCCTTATCAGCAATCACCTCACGTTTCATCTGCATCTTTTGTTCATATGCATTTACATATTCAGCAAGTTCCTGATAGCACGAATCAATAAATGGTTCAATTTTTTCAGAGGCAAGCTTATCCAAGAAATTGACCACCTGTTCATTTGATGGTCGATTGTTGAATACTTTATTAACAAGTCGGTCAAAAGTAATGTACACCGAGTCTGTATCAGAAGCCAGAACGTAGTCCTCTCCTGTGGTATCAAGTATTTTATTAAGATATTCATTGATACTATTCTCAATCCATCGTATAGACAACTGACCAGAAGTAGTAATTGCTTCAGCAATGAGTAGATTATAATACCTAAACCAATTATTACCAATTGCACCATAAGCACTATTGAGTGCAATTTTTTTGGCCATTTGTATGTTGTTATATTTGGAAATGTCTTTAAGTAATCTTCGATCTTTAGTCTGTTCATATTTTTTCTTTGCCTCAATCATTAATCGTTTATACTTCACACGATCATCATACATTTTTTGCATAATCTCTGGCAAGAATCCCTTCTTGTCTGTTTTAAACAAAGCACCATTTGGTGTTAGTGCAACATTTTTCAGTATTGATGTATCTATTTCTTTATTTAACAATTTGTCAACTGTCATACCATTAACTTTTTGTTCTCCAACTAAAGTCTCAGGTGAGATATTATATTGCATAATTAAATGTGGATATAGAGAATTTAAATCAAATGACATTACCCAATCATGCACACCAACTTGTGGGTCTTTTACATAAGCACCCTCAAACTTTTCAGATTTTTGTTTTGACTCTTTCTGTGGAATTACAATATTCTTTTTAATCAGTTCATTGTAAATAATCATATCCCAATACTTTACTGAACCAAGAACATCCATATAGTTAACCTTTGCTTCATAAGCCATAGTTAACAACAACTCAATTAGTTTCATCTTATCTTCAAGCTTGTCTACGATCTCTACGTCTTGAATATTATAATCAATGAACGATTGATAGTCTTTTATGTACCACTCTCTAAATGTCTCATATGGATTGTCATCTTTTCTTTCACCCAACTCAACGAACGCAATATGATCTAGTCGATACGATTCTTGATTGGTGTATGTAAACTTTCGATACAAATCATAGTAATCCAAGTGTGCAACACCTTGAATATCATACAACTGCATTTTACGACCTTTTTGAAATACCTCACGATCACTAACTCTGCCCCATGGCGATAGTCGATTGATTTGATCTTCATCTAAAATATTTTTAATACGATTACAAACATAAGGTATGTCAAAGAACTCTGTGTTCCAACCAGTGATAATATCTGGTTGTGTGCGTTCCCAAAATGATAGAAATTCTTCAATAAGATGTTTCTCATTATTACATCTTACATACACAACATCATCTCGATTGGTTTGATATTCGTCAACACCCCAAACTAGTATTTGTTTGTTCTGATGATTTTTAATTGTGATAGACAGTAGAGGTTCGATTGCTTCCTCTGGATTAGGAAAACCATTTTCACAAGCAACCTCAATATCAATAGTCACCATAATCAGTTTTTCAATATCCCAATCAACTACACCAGTGTAATTGTCTGATAGAAAACTGTATTGATATAACGTGTTACCCATTACCATGTGTGGCTGGTCTGAGTATTGTTTTACCCACTCACGAGCATCTTTAATGGTCTCATGTTGAATTGGTGCAACATTCCTACCATCTAAAGTTTTATAGCCTGTTTCTTTCGCAACTGGGCAGAATAGTGTTGGGGAATACTTTACTCTACGATTGACACGTTTACCATCTTTGTACTCTCGTAAAAGTAAATAGTTACCCCACGTTGATACGTTGGTATAAAAATTCATAAGTTATCATAATATATTTGGGCAAGTTTTGTCAAATGTTTTTTTGTTGATAGTCTTTTATTGCCGATTGAATTGCATCTTCTGCTAATACTGAACAGTGAATTTTTACAGGTGGTAGTGCTAGTTCTTCAGCAATATCAACATTTTTGATTTGTTTTGCTTCGTCTAGTGTTCGACCCTTTACCCATTCAGTAAGCAGAGATGATGATGCGATTGCTGAACCACAACCATATGTCTTAAATTTTGCGTCTACGATTACTCCATCATTATTCACTTGTATTTGAAGTTTCATTACATCACCACAAGCTGGAGCACCAACCATACCAGTGCCCACATTCTTGTCGTCTTTGTCTAGACTTCCAACATTTCGTGGATTTTCGTAGTGGTCTAATACCTTTTCGCCGTATGCCATTTATTCTTCTCGTTTCTTACCAATGTTATATTTAGTTTCTAACTCCCATTCATTTTTTTCTTTGAATGGAATTATTTTAATTTGACTTAAAGGAGCTGTCTCACCTTTACTTGTGAGTATGTTAACTAAACCCCATTCCTCAAGTAAACTAGCTATTGTATTACGTCTTGCAATATCATTTTCACTAATGTCAGTTTGCTTACCATCTAGTGAAAACAACTCTTTAAAATGTACAATGTAATAACGGCCCTGTTTGTGTAATATGTGGCATGATTGGTATAATTTTTTTTCTTTTCTAGACGCCACTCCAATACGAGACAGTGTTTCTCTTATCTTGAGAAAATCATCTGGCTCGTTTAGTTTTACTTCAAGCATACTATCCATTTTTTCCACCCTTGTTCAATCTATCCTTGATAAATTGTATTTGTTCATCATTGAGTACATCAAGAGCGGACTTTGCTTTTTCATTGTTGTATCCATAATACTCTTTAACATACTGTAAGTTTGTTACCTTACTCGCCTTCAACCAAGCAGTGTATCTTTTACGAGGTCTAAGAGTATTTAGAAGAAAATCAAATTGTAACTTATTGTCGAGGTGAGATCGCATGTTTATCTCATTTACAAACTGTATTGTATCTGGAAATGGTGCAAGACACTTATTGACAATAAATGCTGGATACTTTTTTGTCCATGCTTCATCTTCACTATCCATCAATTTCTCTTTAGTCGTATTGATGGCATTTAGATATTCTTTTAGTTCATACATCTTTTTTATCTCTTAGTTTTTCTTTTTCTAAACTGAGTTTATCTTTAAAACTTATCACATAAGCTGCACCTGCTAGAATGGCAACGGCAGCTGCCTCTGCAAGAAGCATCAGAGGGTCTGCTTCTTTACTATGAAGAACAATAAGTCTACACAATGCTGTCATAGCAATAATGATGGGTAGTGTAACAGGAATTCGATTACTAACGTAAAATGCACCAACCATACCAATAATCTCAGCGTATATAAACAACAGAAATAAGTCACCCAGTTCCACTTTTAGATTTAAAATCATGTGATAAACATCTATACCAGCCGCAAACATTGTTAGTGTACCTATGACTGCTAGTAGAAGTTTTTCACTCCACAATGTTGTCCAGTGTAGTTTTTCATTTGTGATTTTCATCTTTGTAGAATTTAGATATTCTTTTAGTTCACGCATCTTTTTTCTTACACTTAAAAACAACACATGTTCTTAATTCATAGCACTGTCGTGACACTGGCATTGCTTGGTGTGGTAGAACTGCATCAAATACAGCAATTCGATTACCAACATAATCTACATACTGTGGTAGATATGGTGAATCAACCAGTGTACCACCAGCCCATTCTTTTTTCCAATCCAGTCTTGGATAGTAAATGACTGTAACGTCACCATCATCTGTGTGTAGGTGTGGTTCAATACCATGCGTATGTGCGTTCATGTAAATACGAATATAATCATAGTCTGATAAATATTTTGATCGTATTGTTTCCCAAAGTTGTGGAATATAATCAAATCCATTTGAATTACATTCTTCATCATCATGACCACATAAAACATGCCAGTGACGATTAACTCTATTGGCATGTGATTTGTAATTATATTTCCATGACACATCTCTCATTTGCAGGTCTATGAGTTCTGCAACATGTGGTTCTAATACATTATCATATACTTCTAACATCTATTTTAAATAGTGAACATCTGTAAGTTTAGCACAAGAGGTTCTTACTATTTCCTTCTTTTAATTTGCTTCATTAATCCAATAAAGTAACTTTTTGATTGCCAGTTTGAACTGTCATTCCATCAGTGCTTAAAAAGTCCTCGTTTTGTTTCTCTTGTATTCTCTTTTGATGAATTTCAATAAATCTAGATATTACTTTTATGTTTTGAGTAATCCAATGTCTAGATGTTGTTGAACAGTCGGGCCCAAGTATTTCACCATTTCTGTTTACCTCGTATTGTCCTATTGGATATTTTTCATTACTCCAACCATCACAACCTTCGGGTAATAGCGTTATTAACTGTATTGTCATTTTTGTCTCCTACTTAAACTTCACTTGAGCCATGATCTCAGTTAGACAGGCAAGCATATTGATTTCTTGGTCTGCAACAAAGGCAGATTTGTACGAATAATCGGCAATAATAACTACAGCATGAGGTATGGTTGATGGGTCTAATACTTCATACAATGAGTCATATATTTTTCGATAGATACGAGATGGGTCGTTGTCTAGATTGTTAACAATCCACTTTCGTACTTGAGTAAACTCTTTTTCCTTGAGAGATGTCATTAGT